GGCCAGTGGCAGGCGGTGCAGCTCGCGGCCGGCTTCGTGGATCTGACCGCCGTGCCCGCGCCGACGATCGGCGGTGCAAGCGTCCAGGTGACGCGCTACGCGCGCGCCGTCTACAGCCTCACACACGCGGACATCACCGAGCAGTACCGCGGCTACGACTCGACGAAATCGGGTGGACAGAAGGCCGAAGCGCTCGAAGACACGATCTGCCAATCGCGGCGCAATGCGCGCTGGGCGATGAACGATATTCGAGGCATCCGCCGCAGCACGGTCGAGCTGATCTGATGAACGTCATCGCAAGGCAAGGCGACACCGTCGACGCGCTGTGCTGGCGCCACTACGGCCGCACCGATGGCACGGTCGAGGCGGTGCTCGAAGCGAATGCCGGGTTGGCCAACTACGGCGTTGTGATTCCCATCGGCACGGTTGTCTATCTGCCGGACATTGGCGCTGTCCAAAGCACGGCGCCTCTCGTGCAACTGTTTGATTGACCTTGGAGCTGGCGACATGGCCGAACCGAACACCACTACCGCCGCGGCGCTCTCGACCGCGATCGGGCTCGCGGGCCTTGCTCCCGGCGTCGACGGCAATGCGCTGATCGGCGCTTTTACGGGCGCCGCGCTCGTCGTCGTCACCTCGAAGGACATTGGCGTCGTCAAGCGCATCGCGTACATGCTGATTTCGCTCGTGATGGGCTACCTTGCGGCGCCCGAAATCGTCGGTGTCACGCCGATCCGCTCGACCGGTGTCGCGGGCTTCTTCGCGGCCGCGCTCGTGATCACCGTGACGCTGCAGCTCATCGAGCGCTTGAAGTCGGTCGACCTGCTCGCGTTCCTGAAGAAGGGAGGGTGAGCGTCATGCATCTCTCTTTCGCCTTGATCGCGCTTGCCGCGCACCTCGCCGTGCTCATGCGGGTGCTCATGTATCGCCGCAACGGCGCGCGGCATCGTTATCATGCTTCTTGGGTCGTCTGGGCGCTCGTTGCGGTATCCGGCGACTCAGCGATCGAGCTGGCGCTACATGCGAAGCACGTCGGCCCGTTCGAAGCCTCGACGGCGGTGTTGCTCGCCGTCTTCGTGTTTGCCTCGCGCGGCAACGTCGCGCGCCTTTTACGGAGTAAACAACCATGAAAACGCATTGCCTCGGGGACCACGGCGACGATGTCGGTCTGCTGCAGCGTCGTTTGACCCGCGCTGGCTACCCGGTCGACGTGACGCATGTCTATGACCAAGCGACGGCATCGGCCGTGAAGGCCATACAGGCGAAAGTGGGGCTCGTTGTCGACGGCATCGCCGGCCTCAAAACGCTCGCGGCTATCGCTACGGGTCAGCGCGATCCGAAACACCTGTCTGACGACGACATCGTGAAAGCGGCCAACACGCTCGGCGTGCCTGTTGCGGCCGTGCGCGCAGTCAACGAGGTAGAGTCGACCGGATCGGGCTTTCTGTCGGACGGCCGCCCGAAAATCCTGTTCGAACGGCATGTGTTTTGGCAACGGCTCCAGGCACGCGGCATCGACCCGGCGCCAATCGCAGCCCAATCACCCAATATCTGCTCGCGGACGCCCGGCGGCTACCAGGGCGGCGCCGCGGAATACACACGCCTTGCAGCCGCCGAGTTGATCGATGCAGGCGCTGCGTACGAGTCGGCGAGCTGGGGTGCGTTTCAGATTATGGGCTACCACTGGCAGCGCCTGGGCTATGTGGGCATCGACGATTTCGTTGCCCGCATGGAAAACAGCGAAGGAGACCAGCTCGACGCCTTCGTGCGGTTCGTTGCCGCCGATGCGGGCTTGCTTGCCGCGCTGAAGGCCGCCAATTGGGCGCAGTTCGCGAAGGGCTACAACGGGCCGGACTACGCGCGCAATCTGTACGACGCGAAGCTCGCACAGGCATTCAAGAAGTACGCCGCCATGACAAAGACGATCACATGACCTCAAGCGCACAGAAACTCATCGCGGGCGCAATCGCGCTCGCCTTGCTCGCCGCCGGATTTTGCTACGTGCGTGAGCTGCGCGCCGAGCTCGCCCGCGCAAGTCTCGCGCTCGACGACGCGCGCCATGCTGTCGCCGCGCGCGACGGCACCATCGCCGGCCTGCGAGAAGACGCAACCGAGAAGGCTCAACAACAGCAGAAGCTCGACGTGTCGACCGACAAAGTAGCAGCGAAGGTCGAGGCGACCCGCCTGCAAATTGAGAAGGTGCTCCATGAAAATCCGATCGCTCGCACTTGGGCCGATACTCCTTTGCCTGACGACGTTGCTCGCCTGTCAGCAAGCCCCAATTACACCGGCGCCGAGGATTTCGGTGCAGCAATGCCAAACGCTGACCCGGTGCGGCCTGCCGGCGATGGCGCCGCGCACTAACGGCGAGCTGCAGGCCGCGCTGACCACGACGAAAGGGGCGTGGGCGACGTGCGCCGCGAAGGTCGACATGATCGTCGACTGCCAGGCCAAAGCGCAGGCCAAAATCGACGCCGAGGCGGCTGCCGCGGCACCCCGGCATGAATAAGCCGGCCGGGGTGCGCGCCGCGTTGGAGGCCGCGATTCCCTCGCTCGTCGACGAACCGGAGAAGCTGACCGTGTTCGTCGATGCAGGCTCGATCGCCTCGACAGGCTCGAAATCGGCTTCGTTCGAGTATCGGTACACGCTGCATTTGATCCTGCTCGACTTCGCGGGAGACGCCGACGACGTGATGATTGCGCTCATCGATTGGGCGCGCGCAAATCAGCCCGATCTCGTCACGAATTGGGACCACCGCGACACCGGTATCACGTTCGAGTGCGACGTACTCGGCAATGCGACGGTCGATCTGTCGATCAAGATGAAGCTTTCGGAAAGCGTCGTCGTGACGGTTGGGCCGGACGGCGCACGCCTCGTGCAGCACGTCGACGATGCCGCTGAAACCTGGGTTGCGCCCGGATGAGCGAGCTTGATGCGCTCGACAAGTGGGCCGGCGCGCTGCTCGTGCAGCTTTCGCCCAAAGGTCGGCGGGCCGCATTGCTCGACATCGCGCGCGAGCTGCGTCGCGCCCAGCAAACGCGCATTGCCGCGCAAAAGAACCCGGACGGCAGCGCGTACGATCCGCGCAAGCCGCGCGTAAAACCGGGCGGTAAGGCGCGGGACAAGCGCGGCCGTATCAAACGCGCGGCGATGTTCGCCAAGCTGCGCACCACACGGTATTTGAGGACCGAAGCGGACGCGACGGGCCTTGCGATCGGCTTCGATGGCCGTGTCGCGCGCGTGGCGCGGGTCCACCAGTTCGGCGAAACCGATCGCGTCGCCCCGAACGGCGCGCAGTACAAGTATCCGGCGCGCGCGCTGCTCGGGCTCACGGCCGAGGACCGCGCGCTGATACGCGACATGTTGCTCAAACACCTCACGCAGTAGCGCCGACAGCCGGGGGCTTTTGTACCCACGGCACCCACACACGGCGCGGCTCGCGTCGCGCGCGTGCGGCCGGCAACATGGCCGCATGGACTCGAACGAAATCCGCCGCCTCATCGTCAACATGATCCGCAAGGGGTCTGTGTCTGACGTCGATCTGTCGACAGACCCGCCAATGGTGCGCGTATCTGTCGGCGATCCCGATGACGCCGACAACCCCGGACTTGCAACGAACTGGATCCCGTTTCTTGGCGCGCGTGCTGGCAAGACGCGCGAATGGAACCCGCTCACGACGGGCGAACAGGTCGTGCTCTTTTGCCCGATGGGCGATCCGGCTCAAGGCGTCGCGCTCGGCGGCCTGTATTCGGACTCGGCGCCGGCGCCGAGCAAGAGCGCGGACAAGCATTTGCGCGTCTATCCCGACGACGCGGCTATCGAGTACGACCACGCTGCCCATGTTCTCAACGTCGATCTGCCGGCCGGCGCCACCGTCAATGTGACAGCCCCCGGTACGGTCAACGTAACGACGCAAACGGCGCTCGTCACGGCGGACAAGATCACGCTCGATGGCGATACGACCGTGACGAAGTCGCTGACCGTGCAAGGCCGGTTTGCCTTCCAATCGGGCATGAGCGGCAAGAGCGGTGCCGCGGGCGGCAAGACGATGCAAATCGACGGCGAGGCCGATTTCACCGGCGAAGTGACCTCGCAAGGCAAGAGCCTGCCGCACCACTCGCACAAAGACCAGGGCGACGGCAACCTCGTGAGTGAGCCGGTATGAAGGGCATGAACGCATCGACCGGCCGCGCCATCGCCGACCTGGATCACCTCTATCAGTCGATCGGCAAGATTCTGAGCACGCCGCTCGCCTCGTGCGTGCAGCGCCGTCAGTTCGGCTCGGACCTTTTTGGGCAGATCGATGCGCCGAACAACGGCGCCGAGCGCACGCGCCTGTATGCGGCGATCGCAACGGCCTTGATGCGCTGGGAACCGCGGCTTGTGCTCACGCGCGTGCGGCTCACGATCGACGAAAGCGCGCTCGACGACGCCTATGCGGGCGAACAGTTCATCGACCTCGAAGGCTATACGACCGAATCGGGTGATGCCGTGCGCACGAGCATTCCGCTGAAACAGACGAGCCTCGCATGACGACGTCCGCCCTGATCGACCTCGCCAGCCTGCCGCTACCCGACGCGCTCGAAGTGCTCGACTTCGAAACGATCTATGCGGCGCGCAAGGCGGCGCTCGTTGCGCTATGGCCCGAAGACGAGCAAGCCGAAATCGCCGCGACGCTCGCGCTCGAGTCGGAACCGCTCGCGCGGCTGCTGCAGGAGAACAGCTATCGCGAGTTGGTATGGCGTCAGCGCGTCAATGACGCGGTGCGCGCCGTCATGCTGGCTTTTGCAGAAGGGAGCGACCTTGAACAGCGCGCGGCGCTCTTTGGCCTTAAGCGTCTCGTCGTCACGCCGGCCGATGCCGCAAACAATATCGCCGAGGTCGACGAATCGGACGATGTCTTGCGCGAACGCATCCAGCTCGCGCCGCAAGGTTTCAGCGTTGCCGGCCCGTCTGCCGCGTACGAGACGAAGGCGCGCGCCGTCGACGGCCGCATCATCGACGCGAAGGCGACGCGGCCGATCCCGGGCGATGTCCTGGTGTCGATCCTGGCAAGCGATGGCGACGGCACGGCCGACGACGAGCTGTGCGCCGCGGTGGAAGTGGCATTGAGCGCCGAAGACCAACGGCCCCTGAACGACACCGTAACGGCCAAGTCGGCCGAAATCGTCCGTTACCGCATCCATGCACTCGGCTTTACGCGCTCGGCCGTGGGTGCCGACGTGCTGCTCGCGCAAGCGAAGACGAACGCACAGGCGTACGCCGACAAGGTGCATCGCCTCGGCGTGGGTGTTGCCGAGTCGGCGATCAAGGGCGTGTGCCAAGCGGCGGGCCTCTCGAAAACGGTTCTGATCGAGCCGGCGGGCGATCTCGTGATCGCACCGACGCAGGCCTCGTACTGCGTGGAAGTCGTCATCGAGAACGGGGGCATCTATGCCTAACCTACTACCGCCCAACGCGACCACGCTCGAAAAGCGCACGGCGGCCGCGCTCTCGGCTGTCGATGCACTGCCGATCCCGATCCGCGACTACTGGGACCCGGACAAATGCCCGTCCGAATTGCTGCCGTACCTCGCGGCCGAGGTGTCGGTCGATGGCTGGGAGCTGGCTGAATCGGACGATGCGCGCCGCGCGCTCATCAAGTCGGCCATTGCGCTTCACCAGAAGCGCGGCACGCCCTGGGCAATCCGCGAAGTCGTGCGCCGGCTCGGCTTTGGAGAAATCGAGCTGATCGAGGGCCGCAATGTGCGCCGGCGCGACGGGACGGCTCGCTACAACGGCGATTGGGTTCACGGGCGAGACAACGGCGCCTGGGCGCAATACATCGTGCGCCTGACGCAGCCGATCACGCTCGACCAGGCGGAGAACCTGAAAGCCGTGCTCGAACGCTATGCGCCCAAGCGCTCGGAGCTGTACCGGCTGGACTACACCGCGGCACCGCTGCGCCATAACGGCAGGGGTGCCTACGACGGCCAATACACGAGAGGGAGTATCAACGGATGACGTTTCTGAACGAACAGGACACGTGGGAAGCCGGCATTCGCCAGCTCGAAACGTCGGACCCTGTTGAGGGCGGCCCGGACGGCGTCGACAACATTGGGCCGCGCCAGCTCGCGAACCGCACGCGCTACCTGCTTCGTCGCCTGATCGACGGCTTTCTGACGTACGCCCCCGACACGGGCACGAAGAACAACATCGTCGCGAACCTGCCGCAGGCAGTCGACCAGCTCGTTGACGG